TCTGCCGCGGCATCAACATTAAGTACTATGTTGGGCCAAATGGGCACAAGCTTATTCAGGATGCTTGCTGTGAGCCCCATGGAGAGCCAGAAGTAGCTGATGAGCCACTCCAGTCGGAAGCGGAGATTGATGCTGCTCTGTTTGAGGATGATGAATGAGCCTACTTTCTTCCATTGTTAGCAAAGGTGCTCCCGCAGCAGGGGCACTTTATGGTATGACGGCATCTCCAGATGCCGATGCCATGCTATTGGGAGTTGGTGCTAAGAATGCCAATAAGGTTGCCTTAGAGATGGCTAAGCGCATGCGTAGGATGGGCGCTTCTGAGGATGAAATTTGGGAATCTACTGGTTGGTGGAGAGGAGAGAAGAAAAAGGGCTCTCCTGAAGACTCTGCTTGGCGATGGGAAATTGATGACTCAAAAGGCAGCCTAAAGTCTAGCAAGCTTATTGGCCTTCGGCAAGGTGGCGAGCCAGACTATCTTGAAGAGCTTTTGGGTCATGATGAGCTTTTTGAAAATTATCCGCATCTCCGCAAGATGCTTACTGGTAGGTATAAAGGAGGTGATCCATCTGTTGTCGGGGAGTTTTTCCCTGGCAAGAACAAGATGAATGTAAATGTCGACAGAAGTCCTGATGACATATTCTCTACTATCATTCATGAGTTACAGCATGGGGTTCAAGATGCAGAAAACTTCCCTATGGGTGGTAATGAAAGGATGTTTGGCAGAGGACAGCAGAAAGCCTTCCAGAAGCGGATTGATGACCTTAATGATCAGTGGTATACTACAGACCCTCCATATCGTCAAGCTCATGAAGCATTCATGAAAAACCCCTCTAACATTGAGCTTGGTAACAAGGTCAACAGATGGTCTGATAAGCGCAAGGATATACTGGAAAAGCTCAAGAAGACAAGAGAGATGATAGAGGCTGTCGAGCCCGAGCAGCAATATCGGGGCTTGTATGGCGAGACTGAGGCAAGGAATGTTCAGCGAAGATGGCTGGCTGCCGAGAACCAGGGTTTTGATGCGCTTGAAAGAAGTCATCCTGGCAGAAGCAAAGACTCTCATATGTATGTTGAGCCCAAAGACTCTCCTGATTTCAAGAAGGGCCTCTTTCGCAATAACAAAAGCAACATAGATGAAATTGCTGCTCCCGCAAGCAGAGCGGATAGGATATTGAAATCGGGCAGAAAGGCTGTATTTGGTACTGCTGCTAATTTGCTCGACAAAGCGCAGAATTATGAATCTGGTGTTCAGATGTTGGACATTGGAAAAGATGCGATAGTGCCAGGTGATGAGACTGAAGAGCTTCTACGGAAGCTAGCACGCGATGAAGGAACAGAAACTATGGATTGGCTTAAGGCCATTATTGGAATGTAATTATGCTAGATGAATCACAAATTCTAAACATAGTTGGCCAGGAGCTATCATATTCTTCTGGTGGCAACGAGAATGATTTCATCGAAGGGAATCGTCAAGCTGCCCTGGCTATGTATCTGGGTGGACCAGATGGCAAAGAGGTTGAAGGTCGCTCTACTATCGTTTCCACAGATGTAGCTGATGCTATTGAGTGGATTATGCCTGAGATTATGAAGGCATTCACCCAGAACAATGAAGTAGTTACTTTTGACCCTGCTGGTGAGAATGATGCTGATCAGGCTGACCTAGAGTCCAGATATGTCTATGATATCCTGATGAAGGATAACAATGGCTTCCTCATCCTCCATGAGTTCATCAAGAATGCTTTGATGCAGAAGAACGGGTTTATCAGGGTTCACTATGATGATAATGTTAAGGAAACCACTGAGTCCTATACTGGCTTGACTGAGCCTGAATACCAAATGGTGATAGCAGACAAAGAAGTTGAAGTTGCTGAGATTTCCGTAGATGAGACTGGCGAGATTCCAACCTTTGATATCAAGGTTACTCGGTCTAAGAATAAGAGCATAGTCAAGGTAACGTCTGTTCCTCCTGAAGAGTTTCGCGTTAACAAGATGCACAACTCCCTTGACTTATCAACTGCCAGGTTTACTGGTCAAGTTCTGATTAAGACTCGTTCAGAGCTAGTTGAAGAAGGCCATGACAAAGACTTGATTTATAGCATCCCTGCTTCTGAAGTCTATGAGAATGATCGTGAGTATCGTTTTTATATGCAAGGAGAGGCTGTACAGCCTTTTGCTGATGTAAGCAATGACCCTGCAACAGAGACAATTGAGATAGCTGAGTGTGTCATGTTGATTGATATCAACGAAGATGGCATTGCTGAGATGATGAAGATTACAGTGGCTGGTGGTGATAACCCTACCCACGTGCTTGATATGGAAGAAATGGATGAAATACCCTTTATCTCCACTACCGCAATCCTCATGTCGCACAAACTGTTCGGGCTGTCGCTCTATGATAGGCTCAAGCAAATCCAAGAGCTCAAGACAACGCTGTGGAGGAATATCCTTGACAACACCTACCTCCAGAACAATCAAAGAACCATCGTTTTGGAAAACCAGGTCAACCTCGATGACCTCCTTATCTCCAGACCTGGTGGTATCATTAGGGCGAAAACTGCTAATGCAGTAACCCCCTATGTAACACCTCCGCTGAGTCCTGATGTCTATAAGATGATGGACTACGCAGATCAAGTTCGAGAGGGCAGAGCCGGTGTAAGTCCTAATGGCCCTGTTACTGACACCATGATCGGTGATAGGGTTGGCTCTGAGGGCGTTGCCCAAATGATGGCTCAGAAGGAGGAATTGGTCGGACTTATGGTCCGAGTGATCGCTGAGACTGGAATCAAACCTCTCTGTTATATGATACGAGACCAGGTGATTAAGCATCAGGATGTAGCTCGTGAATATATGTTCCGTGGCAAATGGGTTCAAGTCAGCCCTACCAGGTGGAGAGACCGAGTTCACTCTACTGTCCGTGTTGGGACAGGCAGCGGAAATCGTAAAGAGCAGGTTATGGCTGTTGGCCAATTGATTATGTTCCAGCAACAGTTAATCCAGAAGCCTGGGCAAGCTCTTGTTATGCCTGAGCAGCAGTTTAATGCGATGAATGACTATGCTAAGTTCTCTGGACTTCCAGGTGCTGGTAAGTATATACTTGATCCCAAGTCTCCAGAAGGCAAGAAGGCTGCTAAAGAATCTACCCAGCAGCAGCAAGAGATCAAGAAGGCTAATGATGCTAAAGAGCAGGCTGTGATGGAGCTCCAGAAAGGTCTAGCTGCTGCTGAGCAGACTAAGGCTGCTGCTGCTATGCTCTCTGTTAAGCTCAAGGAGCAGATTGAACGACTCAAGACTCAGATATCTGGCGAGAAAGTTGTTAATGATGCTGAGATGGCTATGCTTAAGCAACAACTTGCCGAGGCTGAGGCTGTCCTTAAAGCTGGAGACCAGGATGAAGAAATGGTCTTCCGCTACTGGGACAGAAAAGAATACTATGAACTTGAGAGGGACAAGCTAGAATCTCAAGAAAAACAAGCAGAAGAAAACGCAAAGGATCAACCTACTAATGGATGATAATGAACGTGCAGTGCTAGAAATAGAGTCTGAGAAAGGTGAAAGGGCGAAGGCTGCCTGGGACACCTTCATTGAGCCCTTCTTTGTGGCAAAGACAGAGCAGTTATTTGGAACCTTTATAGCTCTGCCTACCACTAAGCCTGAAGACCTTATGTTAGTCAAGATGCAGGCAAACGCTCTGGAGAGCCTGAAAGACGAGTTACAAGGGCATATCAATACTGGTAAGCTCGCAAGCAAAGCAATAAAGGATGAAGATGATGCAAATAGAGAATGATGGAGACAATGGGTCTGCTACCCCTGAAAGAGGGATGCAAGACATTGCTGACGACATAGAGAGCCGTTTATATGGCTCTGACGAAGAACCAGCAGACACTGATGGGGATGAAGTATCGGATGACGCCATTGTAAAAGATGCGCTACCTGATGATGACGACTCAGATTCTGATGAGGATGACGGTTCAGATTTGGAAGACATTGCTACTGATGAGGAACTCAGCCTAGCGGATTATCTTGGAATTGACGAAGACAAACTCATCGTAGGTGAGGATGGTTCTGTGTCATTCAATGCCATTATTGATGGTGAATCCCAGGAAGTATCTTTGAAGGAACTTGCTACCTCTTACCAGATGCAAGGGCATGTTAATAACAAATCAATGGCGCTTGAAACTGATCGTCGGGAGTTTGAAGAAGCACGTGGTAAAGTTGCTACTGAGCTAAAAAGCCGTATTGATGGGGTGGAAGCCCTGCATAATATGGCCGAGGAGCAACTAGTTGGCGAGTACAACAACATCGATTGGGATAAGCTCCGCTATGAGAACCCCTCAGAGTGGTCTGCTCTCCGTCAGGAATATGCCGAGAAGGCTCAGAAGATTAAGCAGGCTCAAGGGCTTGTATCTGAAGAGCGTGAGCGTATTTCTAATGAGCAGCAGAAAGAGTTCCATGAAAAGATGTCTGAGCACATGAAGGGTGAACTTGGCAAGATGATTGGCAAGAATCCTACCTGGGCTGACGATGCTGTTAGAAAGACTGATATGGAGAAGATGAAAGACTTTATGGTTGCCACTTATGGCTATGAGCCTGAAGCCATGGATACTATCTCCGACCACCGCTTGATTGAAGTTATCAAAGATGCCAAGGCGTTCAGAGAGAGCACCAAGGCAGCCTTGAAGAAGAAGGTCAAGAAACTTCCCAAGTTCCAGAAACCCGGTGCTGCACGAGGTAATGCTGCCTCTTTAGCAAAAGCCAGGGCTGCGAAAGCAAACAAGGCTGCGCTAAGGAAGGATGGTAGTACTCAGAGTGTGGCAAACTCAATCCTTGATAGAATGTAGGTAACTAAAATGGTACAAGCAGTAGGTGCACATAGCTCGTATGACGAGCCCATCGCAACCGGTGGTAACCGAGAGGATTTGTCAGATGTTTTGTTTGACGTCTCTCCAACTGAAACCCCTGGCATCACAGCAATCAAGAAGGGCAAGGCTACGGCTACTGCTCACGACTGGTTGACTGATGAGCTGGAAGACCCAGGCAACAACGCACATATTGAAGGTGATGATGCTGCTCCTGTGGATGCTGCTCCTCGCGTCCGTCTGAGCAACTATTGCCAGATTTTCAAGAAGCATGCTGTTGTAACTGGAACCCAGGAGAAAGTCCTGAAAGGTGGTGGCATTAAGTCAGAGATGGCTTATCAAGTTGCCCGCCGTATGAAGGCCATCAAGCGGGATGCTGAGACTGCTGTGTTTGGCGGTATTTCCTCCAAGGTTGCTGGTGATGATGCAACCCCTCGTAAGTTGGGTTGCTTCCGGAGCTACATGGCTGGTACATCCTTCAACCACTCTGGTGATGGTGTTCCTCCAACTGGTAATGGTATTGACTTGGGCGGGGATGGTACTGATCGTGACTTCACCGAGAGCGTTATGAAAGATGCTCTTGCCCAGCTCTGGGACCAGTCTGGTGGTAATGAGAATGTTCTGGCTCTGATGGGTAAGAACCATCGTGGCTGGTTCTCAGCCTTTGACTCTTCCAACACTCGGTATGTAACTACGGATGATCGGAAGCTGGTTGCATCTATTGATGTGTATGATGGTGACTTCCATACTGTTACAGCAGCCCCTGACCGCTTCACTGATACTGATTCGGTTCTGCTGCTTGACTCTGAGTATGCCTCTCTGAATGACCTCCGTCCGCTGTTCACCAAGGATTTGGCAGTCCTGGGCGACTCCACGCGGAAAGAGTTAGTTTGGGAGACCACTCTGGAAGTTTGTAATCCTCTGGCTCACGTCATGATTGCAGCCTTGAATGACACGCCTTACGTTGCGCCCTAACTGATGCGGGGGAGGGCAACCTCCCCCAACTCTATGGAGATTGACATGAATAGAAAAAGTAATATAGTAAGTACAAAGTCTGCTTCCCCAAAGACTACCTTGATGAATCGTCGGGTGAAGAAGAAAGCCAATAAGACTGGCAAGACTTCCCCCATGGCTCCAACAAGAGGCTAATGTGGATACTCACTTCCCTGCAAAGCTAGTCAAGACTGACTATGATAAGGTTGGAGGCATAACTGAAGAGTTTTGGTATGCTGATAATCGAATTCAAGGTGGGCCAGGGCGTATCACTATTCGTCGTTTTCAGGATGTTGATGATATCCTTGACTTGAATAAGGCTGCTTTCAACAGCCATACTGGTAAGAAGCCCCAATATGGGGATAGCAACGGCAACCACCATGTTGCTACTATCCCAAACATCCTAATTGAGAAATGGATGAAAGAGGGATTTAACTGGTTTGCCTCTACAGACAAAGAACGTAAGGCCAAACTGAATGACCCAGACAACCGTAAGTTACTTGTGAGGCCTGGAAGACTATGAATTATGCGCAGATAGTTTCACTAGCAGTTATGTATGCTGATAGAGAGGATATAGAAGTCAACTCTAATGTTGATAACTTTATCCTTCTGACTGAAGCAAGAATTAATCGTTTGCTCAAGACTAGAGAGCAGACTGGCCGTATTGCTGCCCCTACCCGAGAGGATGAGGAGTATTACTGCCTACCAAATGACTATAGAGGCATGAGAGATATCCAACTTAACAGCTCTCTGCCTAACACAGAGCATAAGGTTACTCAATTGCACTACCTGAGCCCTGAGCAGATGAATGTGCAACGGGAGAAAGAGACTCAGAGCAGGATGTACTATACTGTTATAGCAAATAAGCTACAGGTGTGGCCTCGTCCTCCTGGTGGCTGTTCTATTGAGATGATATACTACCGTGAATTGCCTAATCTTCGTGAGGAAGAAGGGTTTGATTCAAACTGGTTGTCAGAGTCTCACCCTGATATCTATAATGCTGGTATTACTGGTGAGATTGAAACCTTCGCAAAGAACTATGAAATTGCTGATAGCTGGTTTAAGAAGCTGTCTACTATGGTTGGTGAACTTGATTATGCTGACGACCTGGAACGCTGGGCTGGTCAAGCACTTGTTATGAGGGCTGGGTAATGACGATTACAGCTAGTGTAGGTAACTGGGTAGGTGAATTATCTACTACAGTTGGTAATGATGAAAAGCTAGTTCTTGGCGGTGCATTGCCAGGATTTACTACCTTTGAGAGTATTGGTGAAGAAGAGTTCTGGTATGCTATTATTGATGGCAATAACCGAGAGGCTGGCTGGGGAACTTACTCTAACAATATCCTGACTAGAACCAAGATCACCTCTGTTCTATTAGATGGGTTCTATATTGTAGAGCCTGATGTTGGGCTGACCCTCAGCGGATTCTCTGAGGTATACTCCACCTTCAACAAGGTAGCATTTGACCAGTTTGTTGATCACATGCTCGACCTTGATATTCACTTCTCAGATGCTCCTGCTGATAGCGTTCTTTATGGACGCTTCAACAATACCTGGGTTGATGTAGAGTTGCCTGGACGGATTGAAGTTCCTCAATTTAAGCATGACCTTCGGTTTGGTGAGGCTATCCGCTGGAATGGGACTAAGTTCACTCCGGCTCTTGCAAACAGTGAATACACTCTAGCTATTGGTGTAGTAGTTGCGGTTATTGATGCTAACAACTTTGTCTATGCTACTCTTGGTACTTATACAGTTGTAAACCATGGATTCTCAGTATTGCAATGGCACTACTTGGATGATGTAAAGCCTGGTGCTCTTGTAACAACTGAGCCAGATGATATAAGCCATGCAATAGTCTATGCGAGGACTAAAGATGAATTCACAATTTACCAGTATCGCCCAATCATTAGAGAAGATGGAGACAACCCCGGTGGGTTCGTTGAAGAAGCTCCTATTGATGGAACCCCCTACTCAAGACAGGATGCCGATTGGGTTCCTGGAAGCGGTGGGCCTCCAGGACCAGAAGGACCAGCTGGAACCCCAGGAGCCGCAGCAACCATAGCAGTAGGCTCTACTGATACTATTTCCCCTGGCAATCCTGCTACTGTTCTTAATGTTGGTACTTCTACAGCTGCTATCTTTGAGTTTGATATTCCTCAAGGTGAGCAAGGGGCTGCTGGTGCCCCCGGTGCTGACGGGGCTGACGGGGCTGATGGTGCGCAAGGTGAGGATGGCCTGACTGGTGGGCAAGGCATACAAGGTATTCCTGGCCCAACAGGTGATGATGGACCTGTTGGACCAGCTGGAGCTGACTCGACTGTCCCTGGCCCTGAGGGTCCAGATGGCCCTGAAGGGCCACAAGGCCCAGCAGGAGAAGGCATCACTTTGCAAGGGGACTCTACTGTAGCTGAGATGAATGCCAGAGACCCAGCCCTTCTTACTGAAGGCTTTGCCTGGTTGATGACTGATGCTGGCAATATTACCTCTGGTATCATCCAGCCTGTTGCAGTTATCATTGGTGACCTTGTGGCAGCGACAGCAAGCGGAAGCTGGTCTAATCTTGGTGTTATTGAGGGGCCAGAAGGACCAGAGGGTGACCCTGGCACTCCAGGGGCTCCAGGCGACCCAGGGGTTGATGGTACTGATGGTGTTGCTGCTACTGCTGATGCAGGTATTACCACTACCTTAGGCCCAGGTGTTCCTGCCACTGTTGTTAATACAGGTGGCCTTACTGCTGCAGTCTTCGACTTTGGTATCCCTGAAGG